CGCTTGTGCATCTCTCTGAGGTGGGTCTGTGGAAAGCTACCGACGGCAAGAAGCCCGAGGATATTGTCCGCTCTGCTTGCTCCGGTGTGCTGTATCGTCCTTACACGATGATTGTCTATGAGTCCACGGCAAACGGTGTCGGCAACTTCTTCCACAATGAGTATGTTGCTGCAAAGGATCCCAATATAAAATCGCAGTTTTATCCGCTCTTCATTTCGTGGTTTGATATAGAACTCTATCAGATACCATTCGCCTCAACTGAAGAGTTGCAGACATTTGCCTCGTGGCTGTATGCCAACCGTAATAACTCGGCTGCTCCGTCCGACCGTGAGGAGTCCGGCAAATACCTTTGGTGGCTGTGGCAAATAGGCGCTACGTTGCAAGGTATTCATTGGTATGTTGAGGAACGTGCCAAGTATCACGACCACGGCTCTATGGCTTCCGAATATCCCTCTGACGATATTGAAGCGTTTGTCAACTCCGGTACTGCTGTGTTCGATAAATACTGCGTTGAAGCGCTGCGTCCTACCACCGTGAAGCCGCCTCGATACATTGGTGACATATATGCCTATGGCGATGAGGGCGAGGACGCTCTGCGAGAGCTGCGCTTTAAGGCTGACTCACAAGGTCTGCTATATGTGTGGAACTTGCCCGACCCTTACAACCCCAACGACACTGAGGAGGTGACCGACCGCTATCTGACTGTTGTCGATGTCGGTGGCCGCTCGCACACTGCCGACTGGTCTGTGATTGTTGTCTTTGACAGATTGCTTATGATGGACGGTGGCAAGCCCTCTGTCGTGGCGCAATGGTATGGGCATATTGATATGGACTTACTAGCTTGGAAAGCCGCTCAGATTGCAGCCTTCTACGACAATTCTCTGCTCGTTATAGAGTCTAACACCCTCGAGACACACGACCGTGAGCGCAATGTCGACGGTGACCAATCTAACGCTATTCTCAACCAAATCAAAGATATTTATCCCAACCTCTATGCACGTAAGCAGTCCGAGGATGCCATTATACAAGGTCTCCCTGTGCGCTATGGCTTCCACACGAATGTTGCCACAAAGCCAATGATTATCTCTACACTTGTCAAAGTGATACGTGAGGGCCTTTATGTGGAACGTGACAAGCGCTGCATCGACGAATATCTGAACTATGAGAAAAAGCCTAACGGCTCGTTCGGTGCTAAAGCCGGCACACACGATGACCTTCTTATGACTCGCGCCATTGGTCTGCATATCTGCTTCTACGAAATGCAACTGCCGCAAGTCGTAACTCGCGGCAGTCAATCTCTAATCTATACTCCAAAGGTTATTTCAGCAGCATCTTTCTAACTTGCTTGCCCTTGCTGTGCCTGTTGCGACATACTCTGTTGCAACTGTCCAACGGCTTGCATATTTGCGCCTTGCTGTGCCTGTGCAAGCAACTGAGGGCTTACGCCTTCGGGTACTTGTCCTTGCTCCATTTGCTCTTTCTGCGACTGAATGCTTTGCAGCAGCTCGTCGGCAAATGGGAAGTTACCTGCTTGCAACAATTGCTCGAGGCTGATTGCTTGCTGTTGCCACAACTGCATCAAGAAGTCGTTAGCCATAGCACGATAAGCAGGTGTAGCTTGACTCGGTACAATACTCAAATCAAATTCAACGTCGCGTATCTTCTGTGGGTCGTACTCAACTTGTACACCGGCTCGGCCTGCAATGTTGAATGTCTGCTTGCCGTCGTAGAACTGTTGAATGTTCTTGACGTCTTTGTATGCTGCGTCTCTGATAAACTCGTTGAAGGTATCAAGCAGGTCTAACAGACTCGTGGTGGCGTTCTGTGTCTGCTGATTGTAAAGCGCTGCACTCATGCCGGCATAGCCTGGCTTACCTTGCAGTGCTCCGTTAACTCCCGAGATGTCCTCAAAGAATTTCAGTTGCAGGTTAAGCAGCTCATTGATGCCGATATTTGTTGAGTTGGCTGAAATCTGTTTAGGTACTTCGCGGCTCTTGCTCGGTGTGTACAAGAGCACTCCGTTAGGCATACTCCATGTTTCGGCAAAGTCCTCCGGACTCATTCCTTTGGGAATACAGTCTGTCGGTATCATCAGCACACCTTTTGCCGTGCTGCGCATTATCCAATCGTACAAAGTAATTAGTCGGTTGGTGTAGCGCTGTTGGTCTATCACGTCACTGACAAAGGAGTGTATCTCTCCGTCGATGAATGGGTAAGCCTTGAATACATACGGATGGCTCTTGTGGGCGTAGGGCGTTTCTCCCTCGCTCAATATATCGCCAAAGGGTGTAAGGTTGTAGAAGTACCAAAACGAGTCGATAAACCATTCTGCGTGTATCATAGGTATCTCCTCGGGAGGCATACCTGCGGCCATACCTTGTTGCAGACGGTTCGCGTTTTCATCTTCCACCATCTCCTTGTAATCTTCAATCTCTATCTTATAGACATCTCCGTTGTTGTAGTCGTGGCACCAATAGCGAGGCTTGGTCTCCTTTCTCCACACCTCGATAACACGGCACATACTTTCGTCCCTCGGTACAAGGAAGTCCATTTCGGGGTTCTCTGAGTAGCCGAATTGCTCCCACGCCTGTGTGAGCACGGCTTTCTCGCGTGCGCATTTGTATATCTCTGCGATTTTCGCATAGTCCGTTGGTGTCTTGGCATACTCGTGCACAACGTCCTCGAAACTCACATCGTGTATCTCTCCGACGCAGTTACAGTCCCACGTGCGGAAATCTCTCATGTGATTGTCGATAAAGAAGTTGTTAGGCTGTACATATTCAGTCCAACAGTCCTCCTTGTCGTTCATGCGTCCAAACCACTTGCGATGTACTATCATGCCCGAAATAAGAAACTCTTCCATTGTTCGTGCATATAGTTCTGTCATGCGGTTCAGCTGCATATTGTACTGCAACATGGTGCTCATGGTCTCGGCAAGCTTCTGCTCGTCGCGGTCACGTGCGTAACATGTTGGCTCCGTCGATTGGCTGCGATACACACCGATTACATTCCTTACAAGTCTCCTTATAAGGTTGTTCTTCAGCGGTATATTGCCCTGCTTCATGATGTACTGCTCTTCGGTCATTTTCTTGCCGTTCACACACACTATGTCGCTCCATTGGTCTCCATAGTTATAACGCTTGTTGCGCTCTCGCTCTCTGCGAAAACGGTACATGTTTTGGAACAGCGTCTGTGCTTGCAGCAAGACCTCTGTAGCTCGACGCATATCATTGCCTTGGCGCATGGAGCGGACTATACTGTCCATGTCCTCCTTGCTTGCCGGCTTTACTTTGCTTAATCTATTTAGTTTGATCATATCGCCTACTATGATTTGGTGTCGAGGGCAAAGTTAATCACCCTCGACACTCATTCAACTTTATCTCTTTACTTGCTGCACAGGCTTGTGTAACTGTTGATACTTACCCATGAAGTCTTGCATAAGGCCCGAAAGCTCCATGATAGACTCCTGCTGCTTCTCGGCAGTGTCTGCGCTTAACGCTTCCACCATGCCGCTACGATAGCTCTTGATGGTCTCCGCTATCAAAGATGCTTCCTCCGGAGTCTGAGCTTCAAACCACATTTCACTTACTTTGGTAAGGTTCTTGTCCAACGCATCGAAACGTTGATACAGCTCGAAGTCCGGATGCTGTTGCAGTTCTGCAAACTTCTGCGCTCCTGCCACATAGTCACTCTTCAATAGCTTGCGTGCTGCGGTGACCTCTTTAGAGATTGCGTCGTGGCGTGCTTCGTAGTCGGCATAAGCCTCGCGCACAGATGCATCGCCTTGGGTATCTAATCTTGCCTTCATCTTATCTTCGGCAGATTTTTCAGCCTTGTCAAGTCTCTCTTCGTCACCCCAACTCCAGGGAGCCAACGGTGTGCCACGCTTAACTTTGTAGGTGGCGTAACGTTGTGCCAACTGCTTGGGCGTTAACTTGCTCGCTTCCTCTCCACTAAGGTCAACCTCGTCAAAGTATAGCTTATCGAGTTGGCTCTGCGGTACCTGCATTGTGCGCATAACGAACAGTGCTGCCTCGTGGCTCAACGCAGGGTCATCTCCGCAAGCGTCCATGATAGCCACTGCGGTGTCGGTGAGGCTCTGAGGATTGATACCAATGCCCGACTGTACCAACAAGTTGAAGATGTCGTTAAACGCTTCGGCATTCTTTCCACCGACAAACTTGTTGATAATGGCATTGATGTCACTTGCCAACGGCATATCCTTGGTGAGTTGGTTGCTGTTCCACTCTCCACTGACTGCCATGTTGCCAAAGGCACTCATCACATCACCACCTGTCAGACCTTCAACGCTGCCAAAGTAGGCGTGTGTTAGAGCATCGTCCCACATCTTGTCTTTATCGTCATCGTTGTTGCCAAAGAACAGGTAAGGAATGTATGGGCCAAGGTTCCATGCCAACTGCAAGATAAAGCCGAAGGTCGCTACTCGCATAGCGTCTTTCTTGATTTGCTTGTTGAAGCGCTTCTTAGCGGCTCTCCATGCACGTTCTTCTTCGTCGGCTGTTGCCTCGTCCGGATTGATGTCCCAATCGCGAAGTATCTGCTTGGCCATAAACTCAACGCTGTTGCGACGCTGACCGGGTGTGAGGTTGCGCTTGAGGTTGCGTATTGCGTCAAACTCTTGGCGTGTGTACGACATTGCGGAGTTGCGGAATACGGTAAACAATACGCTCGGCCATGAACCGTCAACCTGCATAGTTGAAAGGAATGGTGCCTCGCTTGACTGCTGAGTCTGATTGAACAGGATGGTTGCATCTTGTTTGGCTCGTTCCTCGGCAATCTCTTCGGGATAGCCCTCTCTGATGTATTGTTTCAGTCGTGTCTCATACATGGCTCTTGCACCTATGCTGACGGTCACGGCATCGACAAATGCGTTAGGAGTCATACCCACACGTGCGGAGAGTTCCATAAGTCGGCTGCGCCACATCTTCCAATCCATGTCAGATTTGAGGAGTCGTGGGTCACCGCTTATTCTTGAATGCCAACGTTCACGGAATATGGGCAAGTTATTCAAGCACCATTTGAAGTCTCCGTAAGGATTGGCAATGCTCTTGGCAATACTTCTCACGCTGACCTCGGGACCGTATGCCGGTGCCGAAAGCATCTGCTTCAATGCTGTGTAAACACGTAGGCTGACCTTAGCGGCTGTTACACCCTTGGCGATATTCACCATGCTCTTGTCAAGCTTGGCTACCGGTGGGCGATATTCGCCTGCTGCCATTAAGCAAAGGTCGTTGAAGTTCTGCCACAACTTGCGTCCTCCACCATAGACGGTTGTCATATTGATTACTTGGTTGCGGAAACGCTTATAGGTGCGCAGGGTGTTGAGGTCTCTGTTCCACTCTGCATAAGCGTTCCAATGCTCCATTTGCGTAATATGGTCAAGCACCACACTCAAAGCGTCGGCTCCGGTGATGTCAAGTGCTAAGTTATTCACTCTACGCTTGATGATGCTGCCTGTCTTGGTGGTGATACCGTCGGGGCGGTTGGGCTGATTGACATCTTCCTCCTTGTCGATTCTCGCATTGGCAAGTATCTTCAATGGGAAGTAGTTCTCTATAGCTGCCATAGACGCGCCAAACATACGTTTGTGTGTCTCGTTATACTCGTTGCGTGTGTTGACGAGGAACTCCTCTTGCAACCAATCTCCGAGTTCTTTCATTCGTGGGTCTAAGAACGACTCTATCTGTTGGATGTTGTCCTCGGTGATGCCCATTCTGCGGAGCTTCATACGTCCGTCTGCCATTTTATCTACCATGTAAATGTAGAGCAGATTGCCTTGCGTAAGCTCGTGGTCGCGCATCTCACCACCGTCCCAAAATGAAACGTAGGCTTTTGGCATCTTGCGCTCCATGCGGATAACCTTACCCCATGTCGTGCCCTTGCCAAAGATTTCTTCGGCCTTGGCATCGAGTTGAGCAAACTTGTCTTTGACTCCGAGTAATTCCTTGTTGCGGCATTCTACCCAACCACGCATGAAGCGGTTCCACAAATAGCCTTCGCCACTTGCGCTCTTGTTGCCGAACACACGAAGCATCTGATCGAACGTGCCAAGCGGAGCAAAGAAGAACTGCATAAAGCCGTTATTCATCCACTTGTCTTTCCAATCGTCTTTGTGGTGTTCGTTGGTAGGACGTCCCTCCATGTCGCTGTTGGCGTTATGGTGGATTTCGTTAACTCGTGCTTTCTCGGCTTCTCTGAATGCTTTGGCGTTCTCGATACTGCCTCGTAAGCTGTCACTCAGTCTGCCCACAAGATTGAAGTAAGCCTCTGCTCGTTCAATCTTGTTCTTGCGTAGTGCGTCCTCGGTGCTCTCAACAAATTGGTCGTAAGCGTCCTTAGTCATGCGTCCTGCGTCTTTGTCCTCCTTAGCGGTTTTGAGCAGGTCTCTAAGGGTGCGCTCCTCGTCTTTGCTTTGCTTGATGTTCTGCACATAGTCAAGTGCCATGTTCAGACCGGCATACTCCAACGCTGCTTGGTCTGCTATGGTTTGGTCGGGGTCGCTCATTCTGTTCATTGCCTCGTCCATGCGGTCTCTGATGTCAGCCTCTTCGAGTGGCATGGCTCTCTTGACAACTTCCATTGTGCGCTGTCCGTCAACGTCGAGCATACCTTGTACCTCAACGCCACGTGCATCTACCTTGCTGCCTCTGATGGCAAGCAGCTGTCTAAGGGTGTTCTCTCCGTTGCGCAACTGATTATTGACCATAATGTCCATAACCTTTTGCACGCTATCCTTAACGTCCTTATGTCCTACGGAGTCCTTAACAGCCGACAACAGGCGTTGCATCTCGCCACTTGTCATGTCGTTAAGATAGCCGTTCTGCATGAGCACTCTCGCAAGGTCTGATACTCGCTTCACGGTGGCTTGGTCGTAGCGCTTCTGCA